GATACCTTTATCTATTATTTGTTTTGTTAAACTGTCAATAACAGTCCACTTGGTATCTTTTTCAGGAAATACATACCTTATTTCCCAATCACTTTTTGTGCTTGTTGTTTTAAGCAATAGTTTACCGTAGCCTGATTTACTGTGTTTCTTTCCAATCATCATCCTCTAAGTAAAAAACGTCCATCTTCCAATCTTATTAATATAGCTGATGATTTTTCTTTTATTGTTAAATCATCGCGTAAGTTTACTATAGTAAAGCCACCATCGGCAAAGCTTATACTTGCACCTATACCACTTGTAAATACGCAGGCACTACCTGTGGGAACATTCGTTAGTGTTATGGTTATTTCTTGGTTCTCGTTAAACACTTCGGCATCGTCCCACGCAACAGCAAGGTTACTGTCAGCATTTATAGCTATTACCCTGTTTTTATTCAAAACATAGTCGGGAGCATCCGTATTAGTTTGCGCCATATTAGCCCTTGTAATACTTGCTAACTTGGCTTTTTCTGCGTCGGTGTAATCGTTTGCGCTCAGTCCTTTGCCCAATACTTTGTCAACCTTTGTTTCTAATATTTCTTTATGTGCATCTTCGTCCTCTAAGTGATATTCAAACGCATTTTTCTCGGCTTTGGCATTCAATATGTCGGATAAATTATCTACCGATGTAACTGGTATTTTTTCATCCTTATGCCAAAAGCTGTCTAGCCATGCCCAAAACTGACTTTGAGTAGGTTTTAATCCGGTTTTAAACCAGTTTTTTATTATGTTTAACGGAGTTGCCATAATTTAAATACCTTTAAATTGAATAAATACTAATGCAAAAAATGGGGGGCGGTTCTCGTGTGCATCGCCGCCACCTGCATTGTTAATATTTAATGTGTGGCTGTGTGCACCAACTGTACTGGTATATCCCGGCCTTGAGGTCGAATTTGGTGAGCTGTCAGTTCCACCTCCTTTCCAATCACCGGAAGCCTGCGTAACGTGTCCGTAATGTTTATGGCTTCCTGCGTGGTTTGTGACTCCCGCATGCGTATGCACAGGCATTTCATCTTCTGTCAGCGCCACTTCTTTTGAGCCACCTGTTTTGGCTATTTGGTCATAATCAGGGTCGGAAGGATCTACACCAACTATAAATCTGCCACGTAAATCGGGTGTTCCGTTAGTGCCGTCACAAACATACCAACCGGCAGGCAGGTCACCGACATTCCCTGCAAACATGCGTATTTCACCCACTATTACCGATGAGGGTAAATATTGTCGTTTCAAATCTGTCCATAGCACTTGCATAGCACCCGTGCCAAAAGTGGCATATCTGGTGACATAAACAGGGCGGCTTACGCCATCGGCATACGTCATATTTACTATTTCCTCAACAATTATTATATTGGCTTGTATAACCCCGCCTCTAAACGGAAGTAACTCACCGTTAACATAAATAAGTCCGTCTGTGGCTTGTGAGCCTACAACTTGGCAACCGCTAATAATAGTATTATCGCCGGACAGTGCACCTAAATTGTTTAACAAATCAGTATAAGTGTCTTGCATAAATTTTAGCGTATCTTGCTCAAATGGAAAACCTCCCGGGTTTTGTAAATTAATTTTGTTCATAATTAAGTAATTATTTTATATCGTTTAATGTCTTGTTTATATAAATTTGTATGCGCTTTTAACTCATAATTGTTGGGCGTATATAGTGCCATAGGTACTTTTACAATAAAATCGACACCCGTGTCTGCATAGTCATCTCTACTATATATGGTTACAGGCAAAAACACAGGATTATGTTCTAGTGCGGTGTATATATAAATGCGGTTGTGTTGATTGCCGTCTAACAATTCTATACGACGCAACGTCGGATCAAAGGCATCATTCAATGATTTGCGCAATGAAAATATTTGTCCTGTATGTGCTAATTTGTACAGATCTTCATTACGGCGTTGTAACCAATTATCATATATTTTTATAATGGCGGTCATAAACGTTTTTACCCATGCCGATAACAAAGGCTTGCGTAAAAATGTAGGCAAAAATGCTACTGATAATTTGTTAAAATCAATTTGATACCACATAAGTAATATTATTAAAATCAGGTATTTTGTAGTAACCGCTTTCGGGCACTTTTTTTACATTAATCACACTTGGTGTGCTATAACCATTGGTTGATGGATCTATCCAACTGCTTTTGGCTACTACCAAATGTGGTATTTCTACACCCTCTACCAGTTGGAGCTTGTCTATTAGATGTGCCAAAATAAGCTCGCCGTTAAATGGCAATTCCTTTAAAAATTCGTTAATAGCATCTTCAATGGGTTTATTGCCGTTTCGGATTGATTGACCATTGGCATCAATCACAAGCGGGTTACGATATATAACCAAATCTAAAAACAGTAAATCGGGTAAAAAATTGATAATGTTAACACGTGTACCCGCATAACGATAAGCATCTACATACCTTTTTACGGCAGGCAAATAACTATTATCAATAGGTTCTAACTCACCACTGTTTTCTCCTGCAATTTTAAGTACCAATGTGCCGGGATCATCCGACTCGGTAACGGCAGCATATCGTATTACTTTGGCTTGTGCTATTTGCGTTGCTGTTGCACCTGCATTATCAAACTGATCACTATCGGGTAGCAAATCAAAGCCGTGTTGGTACTGCAATATCATATAACGGTACCAGGGCAATCCGCCACTTTTTTGTTCCGAAATTGTTTTATCTATTTCGGCGCGGTGCACATCAAACATTTGTGCCAATAAGGCAATGGCAAAAGCTACGGTCTCAAAAATGATATTTTCAATACTCACCAACGAAAATTCTTCGTCAAATATCTTACCCGGTTGCAAGTTATAGGCACTCTGTATAAAAGGATTGCCCATAAAATAATCGGTCATTTGTTTTTTTATGTCTTGTCTGCTTGTCATCTTATTATAAATGTTTCTTCAATAGCCATATAGCCAATACCTAGTTGCTCTTGCGTGTCGCTGTCTTGCCACTGCTCAATGCGTGTAGCAGGAATATTATTTTCCTGAACATACATCAATGTTTTTTTTGAAAGAACATCGGTAGCTTGCACCTCTGTGCCAATAGGCAAATCTTGCGTAATGCTCACATTGTTCACCCGCGCCATTTCCAATAGGGCATCAATACTGCCTGTCATTTCAATGGCTTTATCCATTAAATTTTGTCCTTGTAGCAATTTACTCATAGCGTGCATCAATATTTATTTGATTTAAATTATATAAATCTAAATCGGTAATTATTAAACCGTCTTTGGCAAATTGCTCTCTTATTTTATGCCTAAAAATCAATAAGCCTTCACCTAATAACATATCTTCAACACCAACACCTAAATCGGGTTGAAACTTAAAATCACTTGTATTGCCAATTAATAAAAAGGCTTTGTTTTGTTCCAATGTATTACCAATTTGCAAGCCCCGAACAATTTTATTATCGTTGTCGCGTATGGGCATTATTGCCAAATCGAGCAATACACCTTCATCAGTGTTTGATATTACTTGTATACCTTTGTCTTTCATTGTAAATTGCCGTTAAATGTTCCGGTTACAGGACCGCCACCCGAGGGCGCTACCAATCCGCTTTGATACACAATCGCAGCTTCTTTTACCTCGTCCACTATTGCCTGAGCCAAACGGTCGGCAAATTCTTCAATCGATGTTTGCTCACGTGTCATCATATCTTGCATGGTTTGCTTGATGCTGTTTTTAAGCCTGTCTTTGTTTAAAGCCATTTTAATGCTACTTTAATAATTGGTTAAACTTTGTTTCAACTTGTGTTATTTTTACAATTGTATCGGGTAATGGTGTACCACTTGGACCCACAGGCGTAAATACTTTGAATTGCTTTAACAAGCCTGTTAAAGCGTCCAAAATATCTTTTAAGGATACACTATCATTGGCAATTTTTATTTTATTATCGGTACTGTCAATTTCAATATCAAGCCCTGCCTGTTTATAAACAATCTTTTCAACTTCATCTATCTTAATAACTGTCAGGTTGTCAACCGTACCCGTATAACTAATTACAGTAACCTGTGTTTGTAGCTTTGGGATCAGCAATAAATAATTATCACTGCCCGTACTGCTTTTCAGTTTTACATCGTCAATTTGTAATCCTGAAACAAGCTCAATACTACAAGTATCATCTGCTACATTAATTACCTTTGCCGTAAAAGGTGCATTGTCTTTTGCATCGACAATCTCTTTAAGATGTCTCCTTATTTCTTCTAAATAAGCATTATCCATTACCACGTAATTTTATACCGGGTGAAATACTGCGTACACCTCCCGAACTACTTATTTTACTGGTCACACTTTCTATATAATACCACGCCGCATTATCGGGATAGTCTTCATCCATAATTTTAACAGAATAACCGGGTCGACAAATGGGTGTCAACCAAGTATCAAAACTTCCCTCGTACTTTGGTGTATTTCGTTTTTTAAGCACATTGTCTGCCAATCGTTGTAACGACTCCTTGCTCATAGCACCTACTTTCATCATAAAATGACTGCCTCCTGTTGTACCTGCCTTTACTTTGGTAACCCTACCATTTAAGCCTGTACTTTCAATGATTACTTCATACTTTTCATTAATTCGGGTTTTAAACTCTAACGACGAATTTTCAATATTTTGTTGCATACTGTATTTTGCTTCACCTGTTTTTTCGACGTATGCAGGGTGTATGTGTAGCACTTTTTTAGCTGTATCAAACCAAATATTTGCTTTGGTTTCCTGCTGTATTTTCTTTAAAACGTCGTAGCCTGTGGCTTGGTGTATTGTAAACTTTTCATAAGTAATTCCATAGTCGCATTGCACTTTATAAGTCGCGTCTATTTGCGAAACTATATATGTTGCTACACTTTTTATATTTGTATTTTTTAACTGCTTATCGGCGACCGACTTACGAAACAAAAATAAGGCATCTTCACAAAACACTTTTAAACTCCCATCAGTATTTATAACCTCCTTAACAAAACCCGAAAATTCGGGCACTATATCATTATTGTAACCAAACTCAATAATTACTTCTGAACCACGCTTTATTTTGTTTTCTAAATGAAGTGGCTCATTCATTACAGATTCGGGAAGTGTAATAGTAGCAGTATCAACCAAATTATTGACACTCGACACTATTTCAACTTCTGACAGAAGTGCCAAACGGTACTTTTTGTCATCTGTAGCAAATTCTATATTCCAGTCTATATTGAGCATTATTCTTTTTTTTTGTTAAAAAAAACGCCTACCTATCAGATAGGCGTTTTTTCTTAATTACTTATATTCTTTTAGTTTCGTATTAACTTGTCACGGGGCTTATTGTACAAATGAGGCAAAGGTTTTACCTTAATTATTTCGTAATTTCTAATCCGATACCTGTCAATGATAATATGCCTTGATCTAATCGTATCGCTACCGACATACACCGCTTGATTAATATGCTTATTTATACATAATGTATCAGGCGGCATGTATGTATTTGCCGTAACAGGCATGCTTATCGTAGCCGGCACTACAATAAAGTACATTACCTTAATTGTTTCAAAACTTGGCGTGTCTGTCGCCATATAACCACTAATTGTATAACCGCCGATGTCGGTTACTACAACTGTCGAATTTTGTCCCGGGTCGCTGTGGTTCTTTGCGAATCCCGTGTAACTGATAAGCGCTATCAGTAACATTAATAGAACTGCTTTCGCTTTCATATTTTTTTTAATCATTTATGTCTAATAATAAGTTATAATCAAAATCACTGTATGCCTTAATTTCATAGGCTTGTACATTTTCACCTTTGGTAAAAGGGAAACTAAAATCTGAAATTACCAAATAGTTAATACCTAATAATTGCAAAGGCTCACAATACACTTTTATACGTTTACCTTTAATTATGTAATCGCGTAACATTTCAAAATCTTTCCGGGGGAATGTTTGCGAACTGTCGCCCATTTCAATAGCGCCAATCAGCGCCCCTGTTATGGTTATTTCATAGTCATCTTGATTCCAGTGCTCCTTAATGCTCCCCGTGAGTTTCTTTTCAGTGCTTTTGGTTGAATGGGCTTTGGCAACATTGCGCCGTATAAGTGTATGCCTGCCACTTATATTAATGAGTGGCTCATACGGAAACAACCATCTTTTACCTTTATTAACATCGGGCACTTCAAACCAAATAGGAAAAAACTGATCATCACCGCTTAAAGGTTTGTCAGCTTGCCAAAGGTTTACATCTAAAACAGATTCACCTTTTGCTAATTCTTCTTTGTGTTGGAAAGGTAAAAATGGAATTGGAGGCAGTACGTGCTTCATCAGTTCGTTTTGCACCGCGCCAAATCGTCCTATATTCACCTTGCTGCCTAACAGGCTTGCATATAATATATCGGTATTATTCATAGTCGTATTAGTTTCCGTTTGTACTAGCCATTGCCAACATTCGCAAGAAAGCGTCGGCCGTTAGAGCCTCCATTTGTTTTGTGCTCTCTTTAAAATCTTTCCCTGATACTTTCATCAGCTCTACCAAGCTTTTAATATGAATATTGATGTATTGGGTTTTGCGTCCACCCGTTACAATATTTTTATTGGTTTGAACTGCTTTTTTATTCTTGTTTCCGTTATAAAGTATTTCCGAGCCCTCTCTACTCTCCCACGGAAGTCGGGGCGGTGCAATACCCGATATAAGCGGATTGTGCAAACCGGCTGTTTCGCCTGCCTTCCAATGCAAAGAATCAACACCGGCTTTAAACTCTTTCATTGCATCAACGGTAGCCTCTTTTAATTTTTTAGCACTTTCAACTATTGCTTTGGCTCTTTTCTCGGTGTCTGCGGTTAGCTTCTCAATCATCTTTTGATTTTCTGACTTATCACCCAAACCCACAGCTATTTTAAATTTATACCAAGCTATCTTTATCTTGTTTAATCCGATAGCTAAACCATTGACCAAACCTGTCCACAGCATTTTGGCATATAATACATATGCCCTAAAAATGTGCTTCATACCTTTAATAGTATGTTGCCACGCCTCACCCCAGCCCTCTGTTTTTGAGATAACCCATATTATTGCGGCAATTAGTGCAACAACACCTGCTACAATCCATGTAACAGGGTTAGCAAACATAGCGGCATTTAATGACCACCACGAAGCTGTTTGTACATTATTGGCAAATGTCAATATTCCCTCCCATGCGGCTAATGCCATAGTATAAGCCTTCATAATAAGCATCGCACTTGCTAGTGACAATACGGCACCGGTAATAACTGTAATAACGGCATTGCCGTCATTTAACTCTTTTCGTAGCCAACCTATACCATCGGCAGCCGAAGTAACTACAGCTAGCAGTATATTCATAACACCCGATACAATAGGCTCTATAACATCAAAAACTTGTAACCCTACTTCTTGTAAATTATCCATTAATGTCGTCCAACGGCCACCAAGCGTACGACTCATTCTGTCTGCCATACCATGAAAAGCGCCCCCCTCTTGTGTTGCAGATTTAAAAGCATCCTCAACCATTTTGGAACTGATAGCGCCTTTTTCCATTTCTTTTTTCAACTCACCAATACTTTTGCCCGTTTTTTTACTAATCTCATGCAACGGATTAAAACCTGCATTAATCATTTGCAGCAAATCCTGTCCTGTCAGTTTACCCGTACTACTCATTTGGGAATAAGCAAGGGTTAAAGATTTCATTTTGTTACTGTCACCCATAGCAATATCACCAATAGCTCTTAGTGTAGGCATAATCTTTTCTTGCTGAATATTAAAACCAAGCATGGTTTTAACAGCATCGCCTAAGCCTAATTTGTTATAAGGTGTTTTTTTGACATAGGCTTTAACATCATTCATCATTTTTTTGGCGGGTTTTTTACCATCTAGCAATACCTCAAATGATGTCATTTGCATTTCTCTCTCAACACCCAAACGTAAAGCTTTGCCAATAGAAAGGGTATTTGATTAAAGGCATCAGTAAACATGCTCTTGGTTTTACTGCCGTTGATAGTTTCGAGCTTGTTTATCTGTCTTGTAAGTTTCTTTATTTCTGTATTGTATTTTCTAATGTTGTTGATACTTGACTGTGGTAGCCAGTCACGCTCTCGCTTTAAATGATCTAATTTCATTTTTAGCGCACCAACACTACCTCCTGTCGCTTTCATAACACGCTTAACATCGTTGGCTTGTTTTTCCAACTTGCCAAAAATACCCAAAGTAGTATCGGTAGTTATCCCGATTTTTTGTAATTTTGAGCTAAACTGATCGTTAAGTGATAAAGTATATTCTAAAATATCTGTCATGTTCGCAACTTTTTTTGCTATAATCTTTTTTGTTTGGCTTGTCAGATATGCCGATGAAGCCATTACTTATACAGTGGCAGGAGGTATTTTTATAATAGCCCTACCTGTAGCACCGTTTGTGTTTGCTTACAAAGCCAAAAAGAAACATCCTGTTATGGCTGTTACTATTGTAGTGCTCTGGTCACTAGTGTATCTTGTTTTAGGCTTTGCCTACCTTATGTTCCGGAAGTCTTAACGGCCTCTTTTTTTCTTACGTATTCCAATTCCTTCAATCGCATTGCCCATTCCGTATCATTCAGGCTGTCCGGACAAGGGATATGCATGTAGTAACGCAGTAATGCATTACTAATGCGTATCCACTCACCGGGGGCAACTTCGGCAGCCTTTAAAGCTTTTCCAACTTTGCTTCTTTTACTTGGATGATGTCGGCAAGTTTGCCGCTTACCGCCAAGAAATAAGCATCTTTGGTTTTTATTTCTTCATCACCGTCAAGCCAACAGTTATTGAGTATAATCTCGTTAAATTTTAATGGGTCTTTACCACCAACTGAGGTAGCGTAACTCAAAGTTTTTCTGTCGGGGCTATGCAAGTAGGCAATCTTGTCTTCTACTGCAATTTTAAAAATGTCACCATACTCGGCTTTCCATTCTTTAATCTGTGCTTGGGTTGGTTTTTTCATAACTATGCGGGTTCGTTTATAAGTTTAGTAAATAAAATGGGTAAAGTAATCTCTTGAAATTTGTCGCCTTGTTTCATCTCTTCTGCCGCTTCTGTAAAACGTACACCCATTAGTCTGCGGTTACTAATTGGATCGGGCGGATTGCCATACAATACTTGTATGTCAATTGCCAAGCTTAAAATTGAGCCGTTTCCTGCTTTTACAAGCGCCTCGTATTCACTTTGCAATACGGTAATTTCGCCTTCATAGTCAACATTACCACTCTGAATGCTGTGGGCATATCTTCCTTTGGCGTGCAATCCTTCGCGCTCAATTTTTTCGGTATATTTTACACCTCTGATACCTACTAGGTCTCGACCTCCTGCTATCACAGTAAGGTCTGCCCATTCATATTGTCTGCTATCAAACATAATTTTAATTATTTAAGTTAATATCATAACCTAATTGCACTTCAAGCCAACGCAACATGCCCTTAGGTCTTATTTTTAATTTCATACTTACACGGTTAGTCGTTGATACATTACTTACACGGTCAATCAATGCCTTTACACCCAAATCTTTTTGATTAGATTTGTCCGCTGACAACTCACCACGCGAAGTCATAACACTATAAATAGCGCTTTCAACTTCCGACTCAACACTAATGGCAAATATTTCGTTAATTGTTCCGTTAGGATTCAAATCAAAATCTTCTAAAATATGGTTGCTCAATACATTGTGAGCTATTCTAAAAGCTTTATCTGCTACACGGCGTGAAGTAATATGACTATAATCATCAGCTGTTGATGTTGCCATAGGGTCATCGGTAAAATAGTATCCCGACTTGCGTACATGTGTACGAAGTGTGATATAGCCCTTGTCGTGTAGCTGTGCCACATCATAATGTTCAATAGGTGTATCAACTATATATCCCGTTGGGGTTGACAATGAGCCTAGCATAACCTTACCCGCATTTTCTTGCACAGCTATACTTGCCAATTTTCCTGCAAGAATATGGGTAACTGCGCCGTAAACGGCAGGTGTTTGCGAACGTTTTTTAGTATCTGCTAATACAATAGCCACACGGTTTTTATCGTCCATAGTCAGGTCGGGCAAATCAATGGCATTGCCATTAAAATAGTATCCTTCTAACAATACAAATACAGGTGCATACATTTCGGCCGTATAACTTTCAGAAAAGCTTTGCGCTCTGGCTTTGGCTAAAACAACATCGACATCTAATCCGTCAGTAAACTGATCCGGTTGCGTTTCGGGGGCATATTTGGTAAACAACATGCTTATTTTACCG